CATCAATCACCTGCGTGGCGAGGTTGATCGCCTGAAGAAGGAGAACACCGACCTCAAGGCATACAAACGCTGGGCAGAGCACCGCATCCTGAGGAGCGACTATGAGTAACCCCAGCCACAAACAAAAGAAGAGCCAAGAGCCCGATGCACCCAAGTGGTACATAGATGCCTACCTCGAGGCCCTGGAAATCGGCAGCGCAATAGTGCTAATCAACAGCAACCAGGACGCCGAACACATCCCTTTGGCGCGTTACCCCGAACTAATTGCCGCACTCCAACAAAAACACCAAAAACACACCTCTTCACAAAACAAATAATTACAGAGTACACTCTCAGTCCAATGGCGCTGAAATGAATGCGCTGAAAGGACTGAGATATGTCAGCAACCACTAACATTCAGAATAAACAAACTGAAGATATCGGGAGGGATGTATGAGCAACCTCCCCAAGAAAGGCCCAGGAAGGCCTGCAGGAAGCGTTAACAAGGCCACAGCGAATGCCCGTGAGGCTATAGCCATGTTCGTTGATGGAAACGCTCATAGGCTCGGAGAATGGCTCGATGAAGTAGCCAAGGGCGTCCATAAGTTGGATGAGAATGGAAACCCGACTGGTGAGTTTGCGGTACCGCCAAACCCAGCGAAGGCCTTCGACATGTTCCAGTCGGTGGTGGAGTACCACATCCCCAAGCTGGCCAGAACAGAAGTCTCAGGCAAGATGGATTTGGACATGCAGGCTGATGTCCATTTGAACGTATTTGGGGAACTCCTCAAAGGCCTGAAGATGCAAAAGCAATTGAGTGAGTGATGGGGGCGGTTGAGGCCATCCTGTCCGACCCAAAGATCATGGGCGTATATGCCCAGATGCACCCTCTGAATCAGATAGCGGTGAATTGGCAACTAGCCTGGAACATCAAAGCCCATAAGCATCAATCTGAGCCCCAGACCGACTGGTGGAGCATCTGGCTCATGCTGGCAGGCCGCGGAGCCGGCAAGACCCGGGCGGCCGCCGAGACGCTGGGATCTTGGGCCTGGACATACCCAGAGACCAGATGGCTGGTGAGCGCCCCAACATCAGGAGACGTCCGCGGGACATGCTTTGAGGGTGACTCGGGCCTACTGAGTGTCATACCTGCAGAGCTTATAGAGGACTACAACAAGAGCCTGCATGAGCTCAAGCTCAAGAATGGCTCATTCATCAAGGGCATCTCGGCCTCGGAGCCCGAGCGCTTCCGCGGTGGACAGTGGCACGGAGCCTGGCTGGACGAGTTAGCTGCCTGGGACTACCTGCAGGAAGCCTGGGACATGATTCAGTTCGCCGTGCGTCTGAAGCTCGATGAGAAGCGCTTCCCCGACTTTCGCACCAAGATCATTGCCTCGACTACGCCCAAACCCAAGCCCCTAGTGATGGAGTTGCTGGATCGGGAGGGCGACGATGTGGTGGTTACCAAGGCCAGCACCTACGTCAATGTGGCCAACTTGGCCCCATCCTTCCAGAAGCAGATCCTTCAGTATGAGGGCACCAACCTTGGCCGCCAGGAAATCCACGCTGAGATCATCGACCCAGAAGAGGGCGGTATCGTCAAGAGAGACTGGTTCAGGCTTTGGCCAGATGGGAAGCCATTCCCGCGGCTCGAGTACATCATCCAGTCCTATGACTGCGCTACCAGCGAAAAGACCGTCAACGACCCGTCTGGGTGCATTACTTTTGGTGTATTCAAGCCCATGGACGGCGGCATGAGCGTCATGGTGCTGGATTGCTGGAATGAGCATCTGCAGTACCCCGACCTACGGCCCAAAGTCATCAGCGAATACGAGACTGTCTACGGTGAAGGCAAGACCAGGAAACTAGTTGACCTGGTGCTGGTGGAGGATAAGAGCGCCGGCATCTCACTGATCCAAGACTTACAGAGGGCTCACATCCCTGTGCATGCTTACAATCCTGGTCGGGCTGACAAGATCCAGCGACTATCAATCGTGGCCAACATCATCAAGGCTGGCCGTGTTTGGGTGCCTGAATCTAGCCAGAGAAAGGGTTTCGTCAGGGACTGGGCTGAAGGCATGGTGACACAGATCTGCAGCTTCCCAGAGGGCACAGTACATGACGAATATGTGGACTGCATAAGCCAAGCCCTGCGGTACCTAAGGGACGCTGGCTGGATCAGCATTGACGCAGCACCGCGGGAGGGAATCGAGCCAGAGGATATCAGCGATGCAGAAATCTATAATATGAGAGAGCGCGGAAACCCATATGCAGTCTAAAAAGCGTAGTCAGACTACTAAGTAGAAACCCTTAGTAGTCAGACTACTAAATAGCAGCAGGAGAAGATATGAGTGAGGATTACATAATGACAATATTGATGGATGAGGACTACGAGCGGGTTACAAACCTAGCTGGGATCAAGACAACAATCTGCAAAAACAGATTTGAGGTAATCTGCCAGGACAGAGCAGAGACCAATGACCAGCAGATTGTCCAGGAGCTTAGAGCCTGGCTTGCCCGGCGCAAAGAAGACGCACTGCGAGAAGATCTGGGCATCAATGGGAAGATGCACTGATTGCCCGTTATAGAGGCAACGGGCATAATTCTACAAACCACTTAGGATTAACTGTGTCTCAACCTAGTCCCGAAATCAGAGCCAGACTCGCTCAACTAAGGGCTGAGGCCATGATAAGAGCAGAGCGCGATGCCCAGCGCCAAGCCTCAATCAGGAACACCGAAAAGATAGCCGGTAAACCCGTGGTATTGCCGACGGACAAGAAGGCTGATGGCGGGTCTAGTAGGTGGCGTAGCGTTTTGCAGACGCAACCGGACATGTCAAACCCTGACTACAGGGACTATCTTGCCGAGAAGCAAGCGCTGGAAAATGTTTACCCCGAAACCTTTGTTGCACCAGTTGTTCGCGGTCTTGGTTCAGCGATAAAAGCCATCAGCGGAATGCTTTCTCCTCCCAAGCAGACGGCACCATTGCTCAAAAATCCAATTGGTTGGAATCTTCAAAAGACAATGAGCGAAATGCGTGGCTACACACAGCCGGCACCTGTTGTATTCACTCCAAGAACGCCAGAAGAAATTTCACGAAACGCGCTCAAGAAGGTGCCAGAAAAGTTATTTAGCGATTTGAAAGAAAACGCCCCTCGTAATGCTCTTGCAAATGCCAACGATTTTGCAGAAATAGTTCGGTGGTACAAAGAAAACCAAAACGCACAGAAAATGTCTCAGCCTGATCAAGGCAAAGCCAAGGGTGGATCCGTTCCCAGCCAAGACGTCATGCGCCTGGCGCTGACTAAAGAAGGCATGTACTCCCCACTAGAGAAGGCAGCGTTATCCATTCCTAGAGGCAAAGGCATGCCAGCAGAGTTCATGGCTGAGGCGTCCAAGCAGCCAGGATTCAGATCTGAGGAGGTTACAGACCGAGCCATCAGCCTGCCCCAGCAAAAGATGTCTAAAGCCGAATTCATGGCACATCTTCTCAAGCATCCAGCCCCGACAGTCAAGAAAAAGAAAATAGACACCCCGATGTATGAGGATTGGTCACAGCCTGATGCTGAGAATTACCGGGAAGTTCTTTTACAAACCCCGGAGAAAAAGCCAAATCTACAGAACTACAAAGAGCCTGAGTTATACGACCAAGCCATGCGCGAGTTCATGAAAAGTGGACAAGACGACTATTACTCACAACACTGGGGTGGTGAGCCAAACGTCTTAGCGCACTTGAGGATGTCTGATCGCAAAGACTGGCGAGGCAGGAAAATGTTGCATCTCGAGGAGTTGCAATCAGATTGGCATCAAGCTGGACGGAAGAAGGGCTACGTTGATAAATCAAAGAAGCCTTACACAATTCAGCAAGATCAAAATGGCGTGTTTAGAGTCAAAGACTCAAACGGTCAAACATTTGAGCCGTATGTTGATGGCGAAAGATTTTCAGGCTTTTCATCTGAAGCCGCTGCAGAAAATGCAATGCAAGGAAACATGGGTCGTTTGCCTCAGCAAGCAGGCGTACCAGACGCCCCTCACAAAAAGTCATGGCATGAACTAGCCCTTAAGCATCTCCTTCATGAAGCCGCCATGGGTAACTACAACGGCATAGTCATTACCCCTGGGAACATGCAAGCCGACCGTTACGACCTGAGCAAGCATATTGACTCCATCGCATACGACCCAGAAGCAAAGCTTCTTGACGCATGGGATCACAATCGTCGCAAAGTGATGAGACGCGAAATTACTGATGAGTCGCAACTTGAAGACTACATCGGCAAAGAAGCCGCCAACAAACTGCTTCAGGCCAAACCAGTGATGGGCAAGCATCTGCTAGAAGGCCAAGACCTCAAGGTTGGTGGCGAAGGCATGAAGGGTTTCTACGACAAAATCCTTCCTGAGTACCTCAACAAGATTGGCAAAAAACATGGGATTAAAACCGATTTGTATTCATACGAAATCCCAACAAAAACAGGTCACTTGGTAAAAGCCCATTTATTTCCGATCAATGAAAGCCTGCGTAATCAAATCAAAGAAGAAGGCCTGCCTCAGTATGAACATGGCGGTGAGGTTGACGCTGAGACCGTGTTCATGGCCAAGGGTGGATCAACGATCAAGCAGTTGGAAGAGTACCTGCGCCAGCGTGAAGGCGAGTATGGCGTCAAGCGCCTGCAACGAGCCGCTGATGAGATACCGCACCTCGAGCGCATGTACACCGAGGATGCACTGCGCCGAGCCTTTGGTGGTGACAACGCCAAGGCGCTGATGACGATGAATCCAGCAGACTTTGAGAGGTTTGCTGTTCGTCTTTTCCCCGACCCTGACACTCGGGAAGACGAAATGAATGAGCGGTTTGAGTATGTTCGAGGACTGCCCCCAATGACTCACCCCGAGTACATCAGGTACTTGGCAAGAATCAAAGGTGGCTTCAATGATGTGCCCTTCCTGGAGATCGGCAACAAGTTCCCAGAGTATTTGCCCAACATCACCGGCCACGAAGGGCGCCACCGGACTCGCGCACTGGCCAAGAAGAAGGTGCAAAAGTCTCTGGTGCAGCTATACCCAACCGCATCAATGCGTGAGGGCATGCCACGCCGCTACCGTGAAGACTTCATTGAGGCCATGAAGAAGGAATTAGGTGAGAAGCGCCTGGTGACTGGCGAAGGCCGCTCATTGCTACCCAGAGACCTTGAGGCACCTGAACACAAACGAATTGAGCGACTCAACTTACTCGGTGGTCGCCCACAATTACCTGAAATTTATAAAGATGGTGGCGAAGTGGATGCTGAATCCTGCTTCTTCCCCAAATCCAAGGAGTGACCGTGCAACCTACTCAAGCCCAAATGAAATTGGCTTTAATGAAGTCAAATCCGATGAATATCCAAACCATCGGAATCAACGAAGCCCCCAACATGAACCCCAAAGCCTACTTGCCGCCTGATGTTCAGACTGGCAATTTTGTTCCTCCTGGCGGCGCTAAGTTGCCCACTGGTGGGATTGATATGAGTCCTCAACAGGCTGGCCAACAGTTGATGGGTCAACAACCTCAACCGATGCAACAACCCACTCAACAGCAACCACAAATGCCGCAGGGAATGGGTCAATCAGGTCTTCCACAGCCCCCACAAGGCCAGCAAAGCAACATCCTGAGCCTGACGCCCCAAGGGCAGGCCCTGAGCGCCATGAAGCCGCCTGCACAGATGGCAAAGGGCGGTGAGGTCAAGAAGCAAGACACCCGTGTCCAGATCAACGCAGAGGGCCCTGGTGGCGTCAAAGGCATCGTGGTGCCCCGTCACATGCTCGAGGGCAACCCCAAGTCTGGCGTGGAGGGCATGAACGAGTTGAACAAGGCCAGGGCCAAGGTCTACGGGTCTGAGAACCGTGAGCCCCTGACCCTGAACAAGATGGCCCAAATCCACAAGAAGGTGCTGGAAGAGCACTTTGCCAAGCCTATTGAGGAGCAGACCAAGGCCGAGGTGGAAGCCCTTCAGCGCCTTCGTGCCGCCAAGCACATCGGAAAGACCGCCAACACCCTGGACGAGTCTGAGAAGTTGGACACCGTGCGCCACGAGACCGACGAGGAAGGCCGCACCCATGTGGGCTACGCCGCCAAAGGTGTGGCTGGTCATGCCCTGTACACCTCGGGCGCTGACAAGAACATGAAGCGCCACATTCTGAATACCTGCCCTGGTCAGACGACTGGCTGTGGCGGTGGGACGGACGAGAAGGGCATTGTGGACACCAAGCGTGGCACCTGCTTTGCCCCGAACGCTGAGTCCCAGTACCCTGCGGCGGCAGTGCGCCGTGCGGCCCATGCCCAGGCCAAGCACGACCCCGCCATGACCTCGGACTGGATTCTGGCCCATACTGGCTCCCTGCGTCATGCCGCCAACGTGGCTGACAAGAAGAACCAGCGCACCCTGTTCCGACCCAATGTGGTGGACGAGACCGATGTGTCATCCCGCCATGTCCTGCGCCACCTGAACGAACAGCGCAAACAGCAAGACAAGCCGCCCATCATCGCTAACTCGTACGGCAAGACCAACGAGTTGCACGACCCCGAAAATGGCTACTATGTGACCCACTCGAATGTGGGCCCCAAGGTCAAGCATGGGCGTGAGATCAGTGAGAACATCGGTCGAGACCGTGCCCGAGTTCGCAACACTATCATGGCGGCTGACAACCGTGGCGACTTCACCAACGAGCAGGGCAACAAGACGCCGCCCAAGGGCTCGTACATGGTCACCGATGTCAAGCGTGGCTCTCCGCTGTCCAAGGAGATGGAAAAGCACATCACCCATGCCAAGTACTGGACGACTGGGCGTGAAGAGCGCGAGTTGAGCGAGGACGAGAAGGCCGAGGGGCCTGAGGCCCACTTTGATGGTAACGGCAAGCCCACGACGCCCGAGAAGGCCCACTATGGGCACACCACGGTCAACGGACGCCGCTACGACTACCAGAAGCAACACATCCTGCACCCCCGCCTGGTGGAAGTCGGCAAGAACAAAGACGGTACGCCGCACATGATCCCGACCGACTCACGGTTCAAGGACACTGAGTTCCTGCCCAAGAATCGGTTCAAGACCAAAAACGGCAAGGAGGCTGGGCACATCCTGATGACCACGCCGACCGAGTCAACCAGCAATCTGGGGCACCACACGCCGTTCACCCACAGCGTGAGCCCCAAAGACATCGAGCATGCCAAGACCAACAAGGGCGAGTACGAGATCGACAGCCCGATGGAGCAGGAAAAGGCTCGTGGCAAAGAGTATGTGGCTCCCCAGCCCATCAAGATCGTCAAGAAGGCCATGGGTGGTGGCGTTTCCCAAGGTCGTCACCATGGCTACAGCGACGACGACTATCACGCCTTCCCCGAGCGAAATGTTGCCGCCCAAAGGCACCTGGCCTTGCGCCGAGGTGATGACGAGCCAAAGCATCACAAGACAAAGACCAAATCACCGGTGTCGATCCACAAGAATATTGATATTATGCGCCTTGAAATGATGAGGAATAAATGATGGACGAGAACCAAGACGAACTACAGATCGATGAACAGGAAGACGGGTCAGCAGTTGTTGATCTTCCTGAAATCGAGACTGAAGAACAGCCTGATGGATCTGCCATCATTACTATGG